AAGAACACCATCAATAATGTTGTTGTTTTCATCACGCACAAACAGAGTGCTAAGTTGAATACGAGTTTCAAACAGCTCACCAAAATACACGTACTTGCCAATAGCTCCGGTTGCGTAGTCACCTTTTACAGTAAATGTGAAAGGTGTTCCTGCTGCCGAACTAGAGCCAGTGTATGTGTAGTCTGGAAGAACCATACCACTTATGTCTTCAGTTCCAGCAGTCCATCCTGAGCCAAGCACAATGCGTGAAGAGGACGTACTATAGTTAATAGCAGGCAGCTTAAATGTAGTTAAACCTGTTGATGTATCGTAAGACACATTTCCAGAAATCAACTTAACCTTTAATAGCTTGTCCATGCGAGGAATAGAAACGTCTTCGCTGATTAAACAGTTACGCATTAGTAAGTAACCTGTAAAGTCTGATGAAGAAATCTTTACAATAGTGTATAGGTAATTGTTAAAATTATGTGCTGTTTGAATATTGTACTGTGAGTCTAACACGTATCGGTAGAACGAGTTTTGAATAACTCGCTCTCCACTAAACCGATTAATATTAAAGTAGATCTGATTAGGACTTTCTTCGCTAACCATTACAACGCTGTCTTGAGCCGGGGCTGTACAGATTGATCTGTAGTTAATAGGAAGATAACCTACGGCAGCCGTAGAAGTTTCTACTGCTGATGAGTATCCGTTTTGGTTTTTGCCAACAAAGATGTACATTCGTTGAGGACCAAAGAAGTACAGCCTTGAGCCTACCAGTTGAGGTAGTGTGAACGGAGCTGTTGCATAGAATGTTGTGGGAACCACAGCAACATTTGTTGGTGAGATTTCCATGTAAGAGGCCGACATCAACTGAAACTGTGTCTTTGCCTTAGTGTCAATAAACAAATAGTCTTCAAACGGAATCATGCTAGAGATTTCAGCGTACTGGTTAGAAGACGCACGAATATCAATAGGGTCTGTCACCACAATGTTTGAAGGATCGTTTAAGAATAAGTTTTCGTATTTACCTGCTTGAGATGAGAACACCACGTCATCAGCAGAGAACCATAAGCGATTCTTAAATACAGCAATAGACTTGATCTGGACTTGCTTTAGAGCAGAACCGTCTGCAGTCTTAAAGATGCTAGGACCGGGATTTGTTTTCTTGTCTCCGCTTGTACGGGGAGTCCACGCAATCTTGCCGATAGACCAGCTTGCCACAGTACCTGCCGTAAGGCTCACGGTAATCTTCTGTGGCATTCGACGTGGATCAATATACGAGTGCTCGTCTGGTGTGCGTACTTTTTGTAGGTATGGATTGCCATAGCCTGTCTTTGAAGACCCTGATACAGAAGTTGTAAGTCCTTCAGAAAATCCGATTACTCGGTAATATCCTGAGGTTGCGTTTAAGTATGGGCTTATACAATAGTAAATCTTACCACGACCATTGATTGTACCTGTGTATCGTGTGTCTGCGTCATACAATGCTTTCAACATATCTGTTGACTTGGTGTCACCTGTTGTTGCGTTTCCGTTTGTGGAATACCAATCATCAGTCTCGGGTGGCAAGCGAATGTCTGACAGATCGTTAACACGCTGTCCTAGATAAGCCAGTGAAGACTGATAATAGTAGTAGTCTCCTGCTGGAATGTATGAAGCACTGCCCATTGTTATTGTTACTGTATCACCAGCAGTAACTGTAGCTCCTGCTGTTAGTGTTAAGGTAACATCTAAATAGCCACTTGTAGCGTTATTAACAGTGGTTGCACTACTAATTGTATAAGATGTTCCGCTAGTACCAAACTTAACAGTACTTCCAGTACCTGCAAAGTAACTAGCCGGAATGTTTGTATTGGTTGTTACAGTAATTGAAGTAGACGCTGCTGCTGATGTTTTAACAGTACCAGTAATAATACCGGGCTTCCATCCTAATAAAATGTCGTCTGTTGTTGAGGGCAGATTGTCATCACCCTTATCGTACACCTTCATTACCTTGGATGCAGAGTAATACGTTACACGGCGACCTTCAACATCGTCTGTTGTGGTAACTGTGCCACTAAGATCAAACAGCTTGCCATCGGTAGATAAATTTTTGTAATCAGAACTAAAGCCTGCGTACACTTGTGTGTTTAGCACAACAAGGTTTGCACCCAGAGCCACAACGCGAAGTGAATCTCGTGCAGCCTTTGTTCCTGTTTTGTATGTGATATAAAGACGGCTATCCTTGCTTACCACTCCAGAAGCTTTGGCGTCTGAGTATGATAAACTGTTTGCATCAGCGTATGCTTTAACCGCAACGCTATTTGCATCACTTGATGAGTATGCAGCAGGAATTGTTGTGTCTGCTGGATCCCATTGATTTGCTGGTGTTTTTTCTTCCCACGTATTATTGGCGGTATCAATCTTGTATACGTAGAACAGTTTTTCTGTTGCACCTTGAGCATCGTAGTTGATTACAATTAAAAAGGTGTTATCTTCGTTAATGCTGTACCAGTAAAAGAAAAGGTCTGCTTGAGTACCACCACTATTCAAAACAGGTAAGTTGTACAGATCGTACTTACAGTTATTGGCTGTTGTGCTCCACGAAGTTAAACCTGCAATAGTATTCTGCGGTACGACCTCAAAGCCAGCACGCTTTTCAAAGCCACGCTCTAGAGACACCAAAGCGTTATCAATCTGATCAGCCTCATTAGGCTGTCGCTTGTTGGCAGCATTAGTTGCCACCGAGTTAATTGAGTTGAGGGGAATGCGTGTAGACACAAGCCCTCCCCGTGGTCCTCTTCGTCGTATTGGGGGCATTAGAATCCTCGTGTATTCCAGTAACGGAATCGGTTAGGGTCACTCAGGTATGCACTGCGGAAAGCCGCATTACGCATAACCGAGTTGGTGTTAAAGATGTTACGCTTCTTATCATTGATATCGGCAGCACGGCCCTTGGCATTGAATAGCTGCTCTTGATATCCCAAGAAAGCGTCAGAACCTTCATCACCTTGAGTAATGATCTGGTACTGACGCATAGCGGAAGTCATAATGGCTCGTTGAATAGGTGTATCTAAGTTTTCCCATAGGAGCTTGGACACAATCTCAACATAATAATCTACACCACTAGTCCACACGTCGGTATCGTCTGTAATGTTCCACAGGCGTGGTGGGGACAGGTGAGTTGCTAGGCGGGCATGGATACGCCAGTTGTCTGAGTTAAGATGTGGAGACACTAGTTCGGCAGAGATAAGACCTTCTTCGTCTGTGTCTGCAGACGGCAACACCAAGTAACCACTGCTGTCCACGTTAAGCTTGCGTAGAATCTTGTTGTTTGCCATGCCACGCATCTGGTAGTCTAGTGAAACCTGATCTAGGATTGCCTCAGCAATACCTGTGTCAATACCAGACTCACCGTCTAGGTCGGCTACTAGGTTCTCACCTGAAGCCAGAAGCATCTGATTGACAGCTTGTAACTTTGTAATTAAGCCCATATAGCCTCCTTGTTGTTTGTTGTTTATAGTGAAAAAGAAACCCACCGACCCCCACTTAAGGGGGCCGGGGGTAGATGATGATCACCTCCTTTAACAGTCAGCGTATAGCAAGACAGTAACGGAGAAATGATTAGTCATAATTTATTAGCTGGTTACAGCGTACTCTGCGGCAAAGCCGTTGGTGAAGTTAGTACCAAGTAGGGCTGCAATTTCAGAGCGAGTATCAATACTAGTTAGGGTTGTACCACCAACAAGTAGCTTGACTAGCTCGGGACGAACTACGCCAGTACCCTTTAGCATGCTAGCCACGGTAAACTGGGTGTTACGACGAACATCTTGAACGGTGTCAACCTTCATGCCTTGTAGTGATAGACCAGCAATAGCTTCCTTCTGGAAGATTACGCCGTATACACCGAAAGCACTGCAGTCTAGGTTATACTTGCTACCACCAATATTATTAGCAGTGGTAGAAAGGTTAGTGCTTGGTAAGTGGTTAGTCTTGACAATCTTGACACCCATGTAATCAAGAACATCTGCCATTAGATTCATGCCTGTGTTTACAGGTGCACCGTTGTTACCATAGTCATCGCTACCACCAAAGATTGGACCATTGTAGCTTAGAGAAGTTGCGCTATTAATAGTACCGCCTGTTTGTCGTGGAATACCAAGTGCACGAATAACTTGGAATACCTTGGGACGAACAGAGCAGTACACGTCTTGTACTTGAATGTCATTTTCTTGGCAAGTAACAAGGTAGTTCTCAATTTCTTGTAGAACAGCTAGAGCACCGGCTTCATCGCAGCTGCTTGGAGCTGTGGTTGAAATTGTACCGGGAACATGGAAAGCTGCAGTAGCTAGACCACGGGGGTCGTTGGTGCTTAGTGAAGCTAGAGCACCAGCAGCCACTAGCGAAACAGCAATCTGCTTGTCTCGGGTGTTGGCAAGCTGTAGACCAGCCTGACGAGCTAGCTCGCTGCGGTAGTCCCACTGAGTTACCAATAGATCGATGTTATCGGTTTCAAAGTGTGAGGCCATTGGGCGAGGATCAAGGTTTACCTTGATGGTTGTGCTCTTGCCGCCAGTGCCGAACAGCTCCTGACCAGCGTTCCATGCTGGCTCTAGATCAACAGTACCAGTGATGGGGAACTCGTAAGAGTAACCACCAGAAATGGTCTTGGTGTTGATCATGTTCTCAAACATGTTGTACTGATCGTAAGCGTTAATTACTTCGCCACTCCAGAGAGGTAGCCAAAGCTTGTTTGCGCCCGCTGCACCTCCTGATGGTGCTACGGTGTTGCTACTACGCATTGCAACTTGGCCTGCGGTCAAGTCGCCAATGTAACTGCCGCTTGAGCCAACTGAAGGATATGTCTGTGCCATAGTAAAATTCTCCTAAAAAGGAATGTTTTGTATGAGACTGTATTTTGTTCTCAACCTTTCGATTGTTCCAAAAGAGTCTAATAGTCGAGGGAGATTCTGTGGATGCCATCCATTACCGTATGGGGGATTTGCTGTCCACAGAATCTCCAAAGCAATCCGTTGTCTCGAAAGACGGATTACTTGGGGAGTCGTGTGAAATCAGTTTGCATCATCCGCTGTTCCACGTAAGCACGGAACTTGGGGTTTGACTCAAACTGAGGGTTGTTTCGTTCAGCCGAGAACTCACGCTTTGTTTGGTATGGCGTGATGCCTTGCTGAGTCGAAGCAATATTAACCTGACCTCGTGCAGTAGGCTTAGGCTCTGCTGGCTTGCTGGTCTGAGTCGCCTTGGCGTACTTAGTCTGCAGTCCATACAGTGCTACATCCCATGCGGGTGAGGCTAGATTTTGGTTGATTGAATTTTGTTCAGCTTGTGACAGGTTTTTGCTGGCCCATACGAACATCTTGCTTAGTTCGTCACGACCACCAACCAGATCACTTGCCTTTGCGTAAGCCATCTCAAGCTTTGCCTTTTGACCCTGCATGTACTCATTAACCACAAACTCCGGGAGCTTGGTCTTTTCATGAATAGCCTTTACGGTGTCTTCAGATAGAGCATTATTGGTAGCAAACTCAATAGTCCACTGCTTCCAGTCATCTTCAGTTGCTGCTGAGGGTGCGGGAGTAACAGGAGTCTCTGGCTTTGTTTCTGGGATCTTTAGAATCTCAGGAAGCTTTGGAATCTCTTCCTTTGGAGCTTCTACAGCCTTGGGCACCTCTGGCTTATAATTAGGATTAGCAGCTTCGTTAGGATCAGCGTACTTCTTCTTTAGATCTGCTACTTCTTGACGAGCCTTGGTGTATTCCTTTTGGGCATTCTTCAGGCTCTCAAACCAAGCACCGGAATCCTTGAAGTTTTCAGGAATTTGCATGCCTTGGTTTCTTACATAAGCGTCAAAGGCACTCTTCTCACGGGCGAGAATAGCGTCCTCTGGAGTCGATGTAAGAGATTGTTCCGGGGCAGAACCTTGAGTCGGTGAGGATTGTTCAAGTTCTGAAGGAGTCTCTTCGTTCATAGTGTATTACTTCTTTCTTTTAGCTTTGCTTGACTTGTTAGGGTTTGGGAGAGTTGTGGGTTTGCTAAGAACTCTCTTAGCGTCCACGTTTGTATATTCTTTGGCAGGGCCACGGGTAGAATAGAATGACTTGATAGCCATCACTTACCCTTCTTGGTTCCCTTAACCGCTTTCATTGCGTCCTTGTCTGTGCATGTGGTAGTCTTACCACACGAACAGGGATATGTTTTCTTTGCCATGTTTTAATATTCCAATAAATTTTTAAGAATTAAACTAGCAACTGCAGTATAACCATTGTTTGAAATGTACGCATCACCCGTATAAGCGCCATATGTCATTGTGGTTGGCGCAAAAGAGTAACTAGTTGGAGTTGCTTGTGGTGCTTCTCGTAAGTGTGATTCATACATAGTATTATCACCAAGAACTTGATACAGGTTACGAGACTTTAATTGAGCAGCTGTAATAAACTTTTCAATATCCACTACGCACACATTCTTACCAGCGTTAGACGCATCGTTTGCCCATGTGTTTGCAGTAGTTGCTACAGCACTGCGAGCAGCACCCCAACCAACATCACCAGCATCTCCAGTAACAGTTGGATGTGTTAAACTCATAATGAATGCTAGATCTGCAGCAGGGTAACCCAAGGCAATCCAAGCATTATAAACTGTGTCACGGATACTAGCAGAGTATGTTGTCCATGATGAGCTTGTATCTGGTCCGTTAATACCACTGTTTAACCACCAGATTACTCGTCCACTACCACTAGCAGCAATCTGTCGTGTACGGAGTTCTTTTAGATAAGCTTCAAGATACTTTGGAATTAGACTAAGTTTGTTTGCAATAAATTGAGTGGTAGCACCACCACGGTAATTCATACAGTTAACAGAAAAACCTTTTGTAGACTTACGAATAACTGAATGATATAGTACTGAAAAAGGACCAACTACAGAATAGGTACCACCGTTGTTGTACCCATCCCAACTACATGAAGTAGCTGCACTGGATGATGTAAAATCAAGAGTAGCTGTATTGTAGCCACTTCCACCAGATGTAGGAATAGCTGCTCCTGGGTTTGGACTTTGTGTTGCACCTGAAATAAGTGTATTAACACCAGTCATTGCCGAAAGGCGGAATGATCCACCTGTTGCAGAAAATGTGCCGTATACTACACGATACTGCAAACTGTTACCACCAGAGCCGTTTCCACCAATAAAGGGGTGGGCTGCTGGCATTTTAATTGCAGAGCCATTAGCTGGTGATGTGTATGTTGTACCAGAAGGAACAAAGGCTGGTGAATAGGGAAAACCACCAGACATAACACATGTTTTGGTTATTGTGTATGTAGCTGTGGCTGATGGAGTACCTCCACTCCAAGAAGCAACAGTAGCTGTTTGAGTTGTTCCATTATATGCAGTAATAATAGCTTGCTGTGTAGTGCCACTATGAATATTTACAGACATACCAGTATAAGCTTCGTTTACTGCGCTCGCTGTTGCGGCTAACTGAAGTGTTGTGGCAGAGCTTGCTCTGGCCACACCATCGTTAACGTAAATACCATTAAAGGTGTTATTAAGCTCTATTGCACTTGCATCGGCTGCTTGAACACGCTCACTTAAAGCATATACAGTTCCTGTAGCACCAGCAGTTGATCGTCCCACCCAACTATAAGTTGTGAATGGAGAAAATAAACCACTTGTTCTGTTATTTGACCCATCGTTTGAAGCAGTATGCATCAAAGGAGTAGCATATAGCGGAACACCAAGACTGGATAATGCTGATGTCCATCCAAATGAATAGCCAGCAGTTCCGGGAGATCCCGCGTTGGAATCACCAAAGATTACAATATCAAGAGAATCTGTTCCGTTTATAGCATCACGTAGAAATGAAGCTGCTTTATTACTTCCGTATACACCAGTTGAAAAAGTTGCTTGTGTTTCTTGCGTTAGCTGTTTAACACGATTGCGGTACATTACACGCCACCTACGAAAGCGTTTGCTACATCGGTTAGGGCTGAACTTGCAGCAAACTCAATCTTGATGAGTTCGCAACCAAGAGTATCAATCAGCACAAAGGCTGTATCGTTTACACTGGTTGCGTTGTAAACCTTACCATCACCCATATTCTTTGAGATGGTGGTGGCAGCACGGAAGCCAGTATCACCGTCAATGGTGATAGCGTTGGTGTCAAGTGTTACAGAACCCTCAAATAAGCACATAGGCACCCAGTAGGTCTGGGTATTGGTGTTGTCCTTGCAACGAGAGTAGCCAGTCACCTTAAACTTAGGTGAGCTAACAGTGCTCTTATACACAGGAATAATCTTAAGGTAGCTTAGGCTGGTGTTGGGAAACACTACAGCAGAACCTGTTGTTACTGGATCAGTTCCAACAACGATTGGGATGTTTACTGCGTAAGTTGTAACGCAGTCAATATTAAAAGTAGAGCCAGTGCCGGGGCCAACTAGCTTTAACGCTTCTTGCACAGTCTTAATATGTGACATTGTGTGAGTGTGAATCATTTTATTTCCTTGTTAATTACCACCAGAACCAGCAGACTGGACGGTGAGTGTTAGTGTGTTGCTGCACTGGGTGCCGTCTAGGCTGTTTACCAGTATGAAAGAACACGAACCTGTTTGACCATTACTTAACATGTATACCCCTAAAGTAAGAGTATCATTGTTAGTAAATGTTACTGATGTGTAAGTGTTTACTCCAAGTCCTGTGGGAGTTCCATTATTTTTCTTGTAGTACAGTAAAGCTCCTGTAGGTAAACTACCGGATACAAGAACAGCCTTTAAGCGTAGTGGACTAGATGCTCCTGTAATAGTAACAGAAGGAACACGGGCTGTAAAACCTAATGTTGTTGGATCTACAGTTTGTGTTGCTGGAGAAAACACCAGATTATTAATTGATGGGCTAATATTACCGCTAATAGAGGCTGTTCTATTATGACCAGCTCTTACGTTAGTAGTATCCATTAACCAAACCCGTGTGCGGTAAGACATTACTTCTTACACTTTCGGTTCTTTGGGCATGCAGTCTTAGACTTTCCGGGACCACCCCATAAGTCTTTGCAAGCCCAGTACTGAGCACTCAGCTTGTCTTTAGCCGATGCACACTTGTGGCGAGCACGGAAAGACTTACGAGCTGCAGCACTATAGTTATTGCCATAGCCTGTTGCACCGTAATGAATGATCTTTTCTTTGCCGTTTGCACACGCCTTGACTACACGCTTCTTGTCAGGATTGGGTGACTTGCGTGGCTTGTTGCATGGCATGGAATCTTTGTTAACGCGCTTGGCCATTTGGTACTCCTGTAAAAGCAGAGGTGTCTCCACCAGCATTGTTTAGTACGTTCATAATTCCTTGACCACCTGTTTTCATCAGGTCCATATTGGCAGCGTTAGTCATGGCAGAGCCTGTAGCCTGTGCTGTGGCCTGAGATATGGCTTGCTGTTGTTGTGCCTGTAGCTGCATCTGCTGTTGTCGCATCTGCTCTGCTTGAATTTCTTCGGCACTACGGACCCAGTTACGGGAATCAAAGCCTAGTGATGTAATTAATGCACGAGCATACTCGTCCCACTTGAATGTAGCATGAGATTCTGGCGGAAGGTTGCGAACC